GTCTCATCAGCGATTGCTGTAGCATTGACACCCTCGGCAGCAGTAGCTCTAATTGTCTCATCAGCGATTGCTGTAGCATTGACACCCTCGGCAGCAGTAGCTCTAATTGTCTCATCAGCGATTGCTGTAGCATTGACACCCTCGGCAGCAGTAGCTCTAATTGTCTCATCAGCGATTGCTGCACCACCGCCACCACCACCGCCGCCGCCCTCTATTATACTGCCAACGCCTATTATAAAGTCTACTACACAGGGCTCGTCCCCCGAGCCTGCAAAATTACCACCCTTGAATGTGGCGGTAAACGTCATAGTCCGGTCAACCTCCATTACCGCTTCGGTAATGTCAAATAATGCTTGGTGTTGGGGATTAGTCTCTATATATATTTTTTTAATATCGTCCAACAGGTCATTAAATATATTATAATGATCAACCCCTTGAGAAATGGGAGATATATATATTGTATAGTCCGCGCCAACTGTGTACTGTCCCACGGTTCCCTCCCAATAGACATTTACCTGGGTATCACTCGGATTTTGGAAAGGCTCTCGCTCCCCTGATCCTTTTTTAAGAAAATATTCAAATATCAATCCCGGAACAAATTCGCCAAAAGGTATTAATGCGTTGGGTGGCATATTAAATATTAAATATAATATAGATTATAAAATTATTTTAAATTATCAACAATTCTTTTAGCTAGAGTTGATTTATTGCCGGAATGTTTTAGATTCATTTCTACACATTTATCTTTTAATTCTTTAACAGAATACTTCATGTATATTTCTAATTTATCCTCATCTAAATCATCACTAATATTATCCTCCTCTGAATCAATATCATCAACTTCATCATCCTCATCTTCATCATCAACTTCATCATCTTCATCATCATCTTCATCCTCATCTTCATCATCAACTTCATCATCTTCATCATCATCTTCATCATTATCACTCAATCCCAGATTTGTGATAATGTGTTCAGAATCATATGAAATGGGTAATAATTCTGGTACAACTATATTATCATCAGTTCCGTCACCTTCTACTCTGACAATATTATTTTCTTGAGTAATATTATTATCAGATATTATTTCGCCAAAAATATTATTCGAAGTAGATTTTTTTATATTATTAAATTCATCCTCAGATATTTCTGGTATGGGTTGAGAATTAGTTTTTTGCACTTTATCTGATGCGACCGCGTCTATAGATTCGTTAACTTCAGTATTTTCGACGGGTTTAACATGTGCCGCCGCACTTGGAATTTTAGTTTGTGGGACTATACCTTTAGGCATACCACTAAAAAATTTATGTAATCTTAAATGGATATTATCAATTTCCTTGATGACCATATCATTTTTTTTTTCTAGTTCTTCGTTTACAAGTTTTACTTTTTTAAGATCTAAGAAAAAATATAAACTTATTAAAGCAATAACAATAATTAATAGAATTATAGGTAAATTAGATTGAAATTGAAATGATGGCATATATATTAAATTTAATTTAAAAAAAAAGGTTATTTTAAACTTATTTTTTATTTTCTATATATTATAATATAATGAGTAATACTTTTTACAATTTTAAATTAGATTTAGAACCAAACCTTATAGATATGATTTATGATATATTACGAATGTCAACTATACAATTAGTAACACAAATAATGTTTTATATGAATAATAGTTCATTATCATTATTTAGTGAAACATTTATTAAAACATTAGTGTTTATTAATTTTGGTATCATAGTATATTATTTATTAATAAGGAAGTTATTTAGTTTTGTATCTGAAGATTATTTAAGAGTTACTGATAATAATTATACCCCAACACCTCCAATGAATAAAGCCACACCTGATAATTTACCTAAAGCTCCACCTAAAATAATCTCACCGACCATTACATCTGTCATGCCAAAAGTATCTAATAATGCCCCGAATAAAACATCTAATACACCTATAAATTCATCGAGCGCACCTATTAATCAATTAAGTCACCAATAAATATTCCCGTAAATTCATCTAATTATAGCCTATAAGCAATTTGTTAAATATATTTAAAAATATAAAATATATTTTATATAAATGGATGATAAACCTAAAAAAAGAGGTAGAAAATTAGGGTCAAAAAAAGAAGTACCCGATGTCAAACCGCCTCCCAAAAAGCGCGGAAGAAAACCGAAGAAAAAGATTATAACTAATGAAAACCCTATATTTGCTGATGATAATTTAAATATGGAAGATTTAATTATTAAATTAAATAATGATAAAAGTGAACATAGTAATAGTTTATCATTTGTTATAGATGAACATGAAGAAATTAATTTTAAAAAAAAGAGTTTATTATGTTGGAATTGTTGTCATGAATTTACCGATCAAATTCATGGGGTCCCTATAAGTTTTAATTCAGGGGTGTTCCATACTGTTGGGGATTTATGTTCTATTGAATGTATATCTCGATATGCCGTTGATAATATGAGTAATGATATATACACTATTTTACCATTAATTAATTTATACAATAATAAAATCAATAAAAATAATAATAAAGTAAAATTAGCGCCTAATAGATTATTATTAGATATATTTGGTGGAAATATGAGTATAGATGAATATAGAAATAATAATATTTTATATGATTTGAAATTACCAATTATTATTCCTACTAATTATAATATCAATAACTATAATTTAAAAAATAATAATAACATAACTGACCTAAAATTATATAGAAAGAATAAGCTAAATAATAATAATAATAATATTACAAAAAAATTAAATATAGATTAAAATTTTGTAGGGTGTAAATATAATTGTATCAAATTCATTATTATAACTCCGTTAGTTTTACTCTCATTTATATAATCATTTAAATAATTATTTAAATTTGTAGGATTAATATCATCTTTAATATTTAATATAGGTAAAATATTATTTTGTTTATCAAAATAGTTAATTCTTTTATAGATAAAATTGTATAAATTTTTTAATTTAAAATCCTCTAAATTATTTAATATATCATAATAAACATATATTTTATCTATTTTAATATGATTTAGAAAAAAATACCCATTATTAAAATTATTAATATATGATACTTTCTTTTCTAATTGTTTAGTATCGATATTTAATGCAAATTTATTCATATAATGTTCATATAAATTTAAATAAATAATTTACCTTATATAATTGGATATATAATTATATATTAATACATGAACAATGTTCCTTTTGTCTTTCTACCTTCATATGGGGGATGATGCTTTTAGATCTTCCTTCGGTCTTAGTTATCTTCTCTAATATGTTTTTTGTGGTGAGGATAATCTGCAGCTCTTTAATTGTCTCATTAATACCGTATTTACTATCATTTTGCTCAAGGTTTAAGTCTCATGCAAAATTCTATGCATAATGGTTGCTCTCAAATTACTATTAAAGTCCTCTCCATAGTTGTAATCAACTTCATTACCCAATGTACCTATATATGTACCCCTCTCAAACATATCATGACTAAATTTAGGTTTGCTATCTTCTATTTTTACATCAGTGTCTAAATATAAATTTAGTAGTAAATCTTTATTACAAAATATGCTCTCCTCACAATCTGAATTATGAGAGTTTTTATTATTATATATAAATATTGATTGTTCTATTAATTGATTAAATTTATTATTTAATTTGTCAATATAAATATTTAATTTTGTGGATTCTTCAATATTGTCCATCGAAAATAAAATAGACCTAAATTTTTCTATCATCTTTTCTAGAAATACTCTTGTTTTTTCTAATACTGATTTAAATATATACTTTTCTGATATATTATTTAATAATTTAATATTTTTTAAAATAATATTATGATATTTTGACCCTAATTTATAATTTTGATTATCATAGTTTCTATATTTTTCAATATCTTTTAAAATATAATTTATCTCATCATCATATTGTTTATATTCATCATAATTACTTTCATATGTTAATTTATTAAAATATAGATATACTAAATATAATATTATACAAAATATTATAGAATATTTTAAATCATAATAACTTAATCCAATTAATATTACAATAATAATAAATATTGTTAATTCATTATTTAATATCATACACTTAATTGATTATATATAAAAAAAATACTATAATTAATATGAGTATGCCCAAATATATCATATTTTCATTTTCAAATATGAATGATCTCATAGTTTCTCTAAATACATTAGATTCTGATGCATTATTATTTTGAGACCGCATCTTGACTTTAGTCTCTATATGTTTTTTGTAATAGTCATTATACATATTTGGTAAAATATTAACAATTTTACTAAATATTTGGCTTAATGACATATTCATAAATTTATTTTCATTAACTGTTATAATTCTCTCGGGAGGTTTATTTTCATTATCGTTATCATTTGATACTTGATTCAATCCGCCCATTAATTCTGGGCGTGAATCTTTAAGATTCGCGTATTCAGTACTCATATATATATATAAATAATATATTAAATATTTGTTATCAAATGTACATTACCTAATATCATTCTTCGGCAACAATATCTATGTAATCCTAAATCGTCCATTACTTCACCTTCTATAGACTTATTTGGTTTATCTAGATCTATATATTCAATATCTAAATCTTTAATATCAGTAGTATCCTTATCCTTTTTAGCATTAACTTGTTCAATAAAAGGAACCCATTTGTCAGAAACTGTTTTACCGCATGTGAAACATCTAATAGGTATAAGCATTATTATATATTTATATTATTATTATTTTTAAATTCAAATTTAAAAAAATATTATATGTATTACTTTATTTAATAAAATATATGTTGAACTAATCCGCCCCCGTCATCTTGTGGTAATATATGTTTTATTTTACGACAAACATGTTTTGTAATAGGATTATTAAAATTATTTTCTTCAAAGAACCATTTTGAATATATTTCTTTAAGGATTTCACTAACGTTATTTTCTATATTATGAGTATAGGAACCTTTAATGTTGGCATTGATTTGTGACATCAAATAGTTTTGAGAACTCATATTGTATTTAAATTTATTTATTTAAAGTGATAGTTATTTCAAATTTATAAAAAAATATTTTTGTGTGTTATTTATGGTTTTTATATTGTTTTTCGGTTATTTGTTTTTTATATTTTTTTGTTGTTTTTTAGTCTTTTCTCTTTGTTTATGTGTGGAGCCTTGATACAAACTTTTGTACGTGATTGTCATTCCATAGACATTGCGGACCAAGTGTGACAGTAACACGTGCCATATCAATTCCAAAAGGTGTGATATCTGCTTCGGGCAGGTCAGTTTCCCAAGTATCATCGTATACCTTCTTCACCAGATTTTGAATGTTCTTACCATTTTTGCCGATGATAACCCCAATATGTTTGTGAATGCATGGAATTTCATACTCATATGTTTCTCCCAAGGATATATTGTTACCACCAGACTCTAAAGAACAAGAGACAACAGACTTGGATATCAACATCCCTGCTGTGTCTAGTTTCGGATATACTTTGGTGGCACGCCACAGATTACGACCTTGTGGATTCCATTCAATATCCATAAGGTAGAAACTGTAGAGTTCTGGACCAACTGTACCCCATCTTGCTGAAGGGATAGCCTTTGGAATATATACTTCAGATACACCGTCTGTCACAGTTCCCAGGCAATAATTCTTGAAAGTATGAGTAATACGCACAATCTCAGTGGATTTCAATGGAGTGTTCTGGATTCCATACAAGATGGGGAATGGATTAGCAGTTTGCCCGTCAAGGTCTTTCTGCCAGAGGGCGTCTATATCATCAAGCATGTCTTCATGTGCATCACCTTCTTGTTTAGCGACCATGAGCAAGAACTCTGTATCATGAGTAAACAATTTGACACAAGCACTGGCCTGCTCAACTCTTGCGCGGTCAGCCCACGTTTTAGTATTATTCTTCTTAACCAGAGGATTGATAATTGAGTCTGTTGGCAACAAAGTTCGAGGTGTGAGAACACCAATCTCACGCATCTTCTCCATGTCATACTCAGTAACACTCGGAACGAAGAGTTCGGGCGTATCTTCGTTCCGGTGGGCGCGGTCTCCGCCTTCGTAATGAAGCATAAAGGTCATATTATGTTGAGTAGTCGAAAGATAAGTTTGAAAGTAGTTTCAGTTGTAAGTTTTAAGTTTATGTTCTGTGATATAAGCAGTAAACGTTTTTGTGTATGATTTGTTTAAATAAAAAAATCAAATTTATTTAATGAACTTTGTTTTTATAGAAAAAAATATTATTAATGTTTTTGTGTTTTAGTGTTTGGTGTTTTAATATGTTTTTGTATTTAATGTTTTAATATGTTTTTTGTATTTAATGTTTTAATATGTTTTTTGTATTTAATGTTTTGATATGTTTTTGTATTTAATGTTTTATATGAAGAAAGACATAGTCATAAAAGATGATGTTAGGACCAAAATGTTAATGAATATATTGGTATTCGTGGCTTTGTTCAATACTAAAGAACAATTCTTGCCAGTGGGATCAAAGAACAAAGGTCCCGAAGTCATTTTAAATGCTATTGAGAATAGCAGTATGAGTAATGAGGGTTTGTGTAGTGTTTTGTTCTTTATGGTCATGCATACACAGACTAATAGTAGCATGAACCATACTAATAATCTGATATAGTCGCGTGCGGAAGACACATATCCTGCAGAAGAACAAGTTGTATCGAAATCCACACCATAGGTGCTATTGTAATTCATGTCGAAGACGAAATTCGTCATTGAAATTTTTGTCATATAGAGGGTTCCATCCAAAATGAAATATATCATCCTCGTCACAAATGCCATCTGGCACGTTTCCTTGGTGTTTTGAACAAATGATGTCATTTGATTGTCGTTGCGATTGTCGTTGCGGTTGTTTTTATAAAAAAAGTTAAAAGTTAATTCAAATTTATTATAAGAATGTTGTTAGAAGTCATATAACAAGTTATCCAACAATATCATTATTGTTATTGTTATTGTTATTGTTGTTATTATTGTTATTGATATTGTTGTTGATAAAATGATTAATAAGGATCTGCTGTTGATTGATGATATTATTAATCATATTATTTTGGTGATGATTATTATTGATGTTGTTAATATTAAGTTGTATGACATTGAAAGCATTCATAATAGTATTTAGTGCTTCTTGATTTACATATTGATTATTGATAATGTCTTGTAGTTGATTAGTCACTAAATTTAGATTGTTCTGAATTAGGTGAAGTTCATTATTAATGTTGTTATTGTTCTGAATGTTGTTGTTATTGTTATTGTTCTGAATGTTGTTGTAATTGTTCATTATTACTTTGAATATGATATATTTTTATAAGTTACATATTTCAAATTTCAAATTTTTTTTTTCTATATTATATTAAGCATTTAAGATAATAATAATGAGTATAAATTTTAATACAATCGCCCCAATATCTGCCACTATATTATCTATAGGTGGATTAATTTTTCAAATAGGTAAGCATTCTGAGAAATTAGATTTATTAAGTAATAAAGTATATGCTCAAGAAAGTAAAGTAGATGTGAATGACAAATCTATAAATAATCTGAGAATATTTATTAGTAGATCGGATGAAAAACTTGATGATATGAATAGCAGTATTAAGGAAATTAAAAAAAAGTTAGAAAAAATAGATGATAAAATTAATAAGACTTAAATCTTAAATAGTGTATTTATGTAATCTCTTTGTTGTATATAAATAGCCATTATAAATGATATAATACCCATTATCAAATGTATGTAATGAGGAGGACAAGAACTTATCCCGACCATTGCTGCGATGGAACAATGTTGTGAATGACTTGCCAATGCCCAAAATAAACCATTAATTGCAAAAAATAATACAATAATATTTTTAGACATTTATATTATTAATAAACATTTAAATTTTACAGAAAAGGAATTATCATTTATTTTTTAAACTCTTGTTGTAATTAGAGATGAAATCAGATAATTCGCAATCTAACTCTAATACTTTCATTTCTATATTCCAGGTATATCTTTTATAAGGTAATTTACTAATTTTATATATATTTTTAATTAAATTTAAAAAAATATAATTCATATTCTTTTAAATCAATATTTTATATATTTAATCGTTTTATCTATAAATAGGTTAATAAGAGTGTGTTATACACCCTTATGAATTAATAAATTTGAAATTTAAACTTAAAAACATTTAAATATAAAACATATAGTTATCATATATATAAGATGACTTCATTTATGCTCGCGAAAGAATACACAAAAGATATGAAAGTACCTCGCAAAGTTGATCCAGGTTGGAAACCACCAGTGGGTTGGTTATTATCTGAAAAGTATGATGGTTATCGCGCCAGATGGATACCAGAAAGACAAGTATTTCTTTCAAGAAATCAAAAAGTCTTCAATGCTCCTGATTGGTTCAAATGTGCAATGCCTGATATTAATTTGGATGGGGAATTATTCGCTGGTAGGGAAAATTTCCAGGATATGGGTGTTGTCAGAAAGAAAATCCCTATAGATGAAGAATGGATTAATATTAAATATGTGGTATATGATTTACCAGAAGATAATAACGTCTTTGAAGTCAGAGTTAAAAATCTGAAAAATGTAGTAGATGAAACTAAAAAAGCATGGGATACATTTCAATTTAGTGAAGATACCCACCCCAGTCCATTTGATAGTATTGAAAGTCCAATAGTTTTCACAGAACAGGTAAAGATTAAATCTCTTAAACATCTTGAAGAAATTTATAAGGATGTTTTGAGTAATGGTGGTGAAGGTGTTATGATTAAGGACCCCAATTCTTATTATGAGGATAAGCGTTCAGATTATATGCTAAAGTATAAACCTTGTTTTGATGCTGAATCTATTATTGTAGATTATAAAGTAGGTCAAGGAAAATATGAGGGATTACTTGGTTCATTTGTATGCAAGCCATTAATAAATTATGGGAATTATTCAGTTATAGATAAAAACGAAGGACATGAATTTACTTTATCAGGAATGGATGATGAAATTAGGAGTAATTATTTAGAAACACATCCAGAGGGCACTATTATTACATATGAGTATTCAGGTATAACTGATACTGGTAAACCTCGTTTCCCAAGATATCTCAGAGTGAGAGATGATATTACGATTAAAGAAATTACTAGTTCAAGTGATAAGAAAGAACGAATTATTGAAATCTTTAGTGCCATTGCTAATCATGAACGAAATAATGGTCAAGGATTTAAGGCATCAGCATATCTTAAGAGTATAAATGGTATTAAGAAATTTTCAGATGATTCTGAAATTACGGTAGAGAACCTTAGAGAAATAAAAGGACTGGGAGATAAACTAATTGGTAAAATCCAAGAGATTATGGAAAAGAATACTTGTAGTGCTTATGAAAAGATAAAAGATATTAAAGATCCAAGAACAGTATTTATGGGTATTCATGGTGTTGGACCTGTTAAAGCTAAGAAATTAGTTCAAGAGGGATTTAAGACAATAGAAGATCTTAGAGAATGTGGTAATCTTAAAGAACATTTTAATGATGTTCAGATAAAATCGCTGCCATATTATGAAGATCTTCAAATGCGTATTCCAAGAGCAGAGATTCAAAACCATGAGAAATATCTAAAACAGGTTATTAAGATTTATGATATTCCACCAGGTTCCATAAAATTTTGCATTACTGGTTCATATCGCAGAGGAAAAGTTGACAGTGGAGATATAGATATATTGTTCACTTGCAAAGATAAAACAAAGTTTGTTAAATTTGTAGATGCTTTGTATGAAAGTAATTATCTTGTGGAAGAATTAGCAAGAGGTTCTACTAAGTATAATGGTATTTGTAAGTATGGTAATAATCCTTGTAGGCGTATTGATATTATGTATACAAAACCAGAAGAATATCCATTTGCTGTATTGTACTTTACTGGTTCAAAGGAATTTAATGTGAAAATGCGTGCTGATCTACTTGAAAAAGGTATGACATTGAATGAACATTCTCTAAAGAATACAGATACAAAGAAACCTGTGAATCATAAATTTAGTACAGAAGAAGATATCTTTGAATATATAGGTATGGGATATGTACATCCGTGTGATAGATAAATAAATAACAAAAAAATAAATAAAATAAAATAAAATATACAAAATAAAATAAAATAGTTAAATCTAAGAATTAATAATAGTTTTTTTATCTTTACAACAATTAGTTAAATCATATGAACAGTGTCCCCAATTACCTTTAACTCTTCTTAAAGATTTTTTAGATTTTATATAATGACATCTGCAACAATTTTTTTTTAATTCTTTATTAATAACTCTATCCACTTTGACTGATTTTTTTTTAATCGTAAATTTTTTTCTTCTCCGTGCGCCGCCTTTTTGTTTACTTTTATTTTCACTTTTATTTTTACTTTTATTTTTACTTTTATTTTTACTTTTAGTTTTGTTACCCGGTATCTTCTTTTTTTTCTTTTTTTTAAGGGAATAATATCCAACAGCTGCACCTAATACTAAAGGAGCGACAGGACCTGTACTGGCGGCGGCAGTCATACAAGGAATACATAATGCTGCTACTACCATTATTATTATATAATATGTTATATTTTAATATAAAATATATTATTAATATTAATATGGGTAATACACAATCAGGTAATTCACATGAAAGTTTATATGAACAATATTTAAACGAACAAAAGAGAATTATTGCTGCTCAACAAGAACAAATAAATAATTTAACAAAAATGAATTTACAGAATAATTCAGTACAACATCAACATAAAATACCCGCGAACATATATGTTCAAAGTATGCCAATACGCAATGCTCAAAACACATATGGTGGTGATTCGAGGCAACGACAACTCCCCCAAATAGAAAATAAGACTCCGGTCGCGGCGGGTAGTAGAGATAAATTAAATCCATATAAAATATTAGGTGTATCTAAAAAATATGATGAAAAATCATTGAAAAAAGCATATCTAAAGAAAGCATTAATAACGCATCCGGATAGAGGTGGTTCTCCTGTAGAATTCCAACAAGTTTCTATAGCATATACATTACTATTAAAAAAATTAAAAGATAAAAATAATAATCATGAACATAATGATTTAAGAAATAATAGTCAATCATATATGTCTGGCCAACAATCAGACAATATTAGAAATGTAAATATGACCGAACAATTTGATGTAAATATGTTTAATAAAATTTATGAAGATAATAAAGAAGATACTGTATATGATAGAGGATATGGTGATTGGATGAAAGAAGATAGTAGTAATAAACTTCTACAACAACCAAAAATGTTTAATAAATCATTTAATAAAGATTTATTTAATAGCGAATTTGACAAATATAAAGAACAGCAACGAAAGCAAATGGGGACACAGATAACGACATATGATACACCGCAAGAAGATATATCTATGAAAGGTAAAGATTCATTAATGTTATTAGGGCAGAATAATGTATCAGATTTTAGCGGTACATCCGAAGGAGGATTGAATTTTAGAGATTATAGGGATGCTTTTACTAATTCTTGTTTAATAGATACGGGTTCTATGGATTTAGGTGGCAGAGATAATAATATTCAAGCAGTAGAAAGATCCAGGTCAAATATATCATATAAAATGTCTGAACAAGATTTAAGAAAACAACAAATGACTAAAATAAACATTGAACAAGAAGAACAACATAGAATAAATAGGTTAAATAGACAAGATAATAGAGCATTTGCTGCATATGAACAAATACATTCTAGACTTATTGGTTAGAATTATTTGGCCGAGGGAGATCTGACCATCCCCCTGCTTGATATATAATCACGTTGTTGTTGTGTGGTACAAACGCAACCGGTTGAAGTTGAAAATGTTGATGGACAACAATCTGGACTAGATTTATTTCTGTAAAGCATGAACATGTTTTGATCATCACCATCAACACCAGTTATGGATGGACCCATACCCGAATATAATGTTTTTTTGCATTCCAGTGGGGATTCTACACCTTGATAAACGCACAAATCGTTTTTACTGGTTAAAGATACATCATTAAGTTTTAGATGTTTAGAGTTGGGGTTGTCGGTGGTGAGTAATAAACCGTCGTATGGTCCCATTTGATAATCTGCAGAAACTACAAATCTCATTCTATCATCAGGTTTGGGTCCATTTGTAGAATCCTTCGCATCAGAATTGTTTGTAGAATTCTTGGGAGGGGAATTGTTTGTAGAATCCTTCGCATCAGAATTGCTTGTAGAATTCTTGGGAGCGGAATTGTTTGTAGAATTCTTGGAAGTGTAATTATTTCCTGATGGGGTAGTATTGTTTTGGCCTTCGATTACTAGATTTTTTACATTACAAAGTGCTAATATAGCAATCAGAGTTAATAATAATAATATAATATTATCTTTTCTAAATTTATAAACTAAACCTAAATATATTGAAAATATAATTACTGTAATAATTTTGAACATTATATATTAAATAAATATTTTATTTTAAGTTAATATTTAAATATTTATTAATTAATAAACATTAAATGAATGAATATAATCTAAAGAATAAATGGGTACTTTGGTATCATTCATTAAAAAATAAATCGTGGGATAATAAATCCTACATAAAAGTGATTGAAATAAAATCACTATTTGATTATAAACTACTAGAAGAGATTATGAGGATAAACCATTTACAAAATGGAATGTTTTTTTTAATGAAAAATGATATATTTCCAACATGGGAAGATCCTAAAAATAGAATGGGAGGATGTATATCTTTTAAATATGATAATAATATTTTAAATGAATGGTTAAAAATATTATTAGTATGTATTACAGAGGATTTATCAGAATATAATAATGAAATTAATGGATTATCAATATCCCCTAAAAAAGAATTTAATATTTTCAAAGTATGGATTAAAGATGATAAAAAAGATTATAGGATTTTAATTAAAGAGTATGAACCATTTATGAAATTAGATAAATGTATATATAAGAAACATGATTTAAGTTATTGATCTTCATCATTTGTTAATGGGGAGAGGCATAATTTGATGTCACCTATTGAGGCGATATTGTATTTAATAATTAATGGATAATCATTTTTGATATAAATATTGATAATATTACATAAATTAGTACATTTAGTGAATAAAATTAAATATTTTAATGAATATAAACCTTGAATGGGATATTCAGAAGATTTACAAGAACTAAATTGAACACCATTATCAGTTTCACCTAAAACAGTTTCTTGAGAGGCGAAATCACCATTACAAGATAATACTAATTTATTACCAATACTTTTAACATCTATTTTATCAGAAATATTAATCATATCTCTAATAATTTTTTGGAAATCATTAGATGGGAATGTTAATTCTGAATCGAATTCTGCGGCAGGTATATTTAATTCTTTATTCTCAATGTCTAATAGATTGAGTTTGTATGTAGTTTGTGAATTTTTTTCATCATTATGAATTTTAATACCTAATTGATTTTCATCATTTTTTTCCATAAATAATGTCAATGTATCATTATTAGACATAGTTTTGATTAATTTATAAAAATTAGATAAATTCAAACCAATATTAATTTTTTTATTACATAAAAAATATTCGAATTTTTCGGCAATAAGTTTCATATGTACAAGAACATTACAAGTAGAATCAGTAGCTACTAATTTAATACCATTTATATCTATAGTAAAATTAGCATCATTAAGAATTTCTTTTAATGATTCTATTAGGATTCTAATAGCACCTGTTTGGACAGTTTTAATATTAAAAATATATTTATCATCTGACATAATTATATATAACTATAATATTTCTCTTTAAATATTGAAACGAGGTGCAATAGACATTGTTTCTAATTCTTGCATTAATAATTTACAAGAGTATGGAATATTAACTTTATGAATATTACTATAATTATTACAATTTTTACATTCATATTGATTTTTTTGTTTATTAGCGGATACAATCAATCCACATTTATCACATATAAATACACTGAAATCATCTGATAATTTAATCATTCTTTCATATAAGAAGTGTGAAGATCCATGAGCAATCATACAATCTCTTTCCATTTCTCCAAACCTTAACCCACCATATGATGCTCTGCCTTCGGATGGTTGTCTAGTAGCTGATACAATAGGTCCTGTTGCTCTGGAGTGTATTTTATCACCGGACATATGTTTTAATCTTTGATAATATGCAGTACCCATAAATATATCTGTATGTAATTGTTCACCTGTTATAGCATTATATAATATTTCATTACCATTTTTATTAAAATTATATTCCATTAACATATTTTCAATAGTTTTGACATTAACTTTGTCAAATGCCGTACCATTTCCTAGATGTCCTGTCATACAACTTGCTTTGCCCAAAATAGTTTCGAAGAGTTGTGCTATAGTCATTCTACTAGGAATTGCATGAGGATTAATAATAATGTCTGGTACAATACCATCTTTACTAAATGGCATATCTTCTTCATTATAAATCATACCAATAGTCCCTTTCTGACCGTGTCTGGATGATACTTTATCACCAATATTAGGATATCTATGTTCTCTAATTTTAACTTTGCAGATTTTATAGCCTTCTGAATTATTGTTGACATAATTACTATCTATAAATCCTTTTTCGTTTTTTCTAATAGAGGTGCTGCTATCAATATATTTATATTTAGTATCTTTATCTTTATTTGGGATAATTTTTCCAATAATAATATCATTATCAGTCACTTCCGTATTTTCAGATATAAAACCATTAGCATTTAATTTTTCATAATTATATGGTTTTGGGAATAGTAGATTAGATTTCTCAGATTTAGTGAATTTTTCTTCTTCTCCAGTTGTTTGATTTTTCTTTTCTTCATCTTTATAAGTTCTATAGAATGTTGAATTGAATAATCCTCTATTCAACGCGTTTCTATTAAATATAACAGAATCTTCTTGATTATATCCAGTCCAAGTAGCAATGGCTATAATTACATTAGCACCACTGGGTAATTTATTAAGATTTAAATATTTAGCTACTTTTGTATCTACTAATGGTTTTTGTGGATATGATAAAATATTTGCAAATGTATCATATCTTATGTTAAATTTAGTAGTAGGAACACCAACTGCTTGTTTACCCATAGCCGATTGATAAGTATTTCGAGGGGCTTGATTATGGTGTGGGAAGGGAATACAAGATGTTAACAATCCTAAAATCATTGAGGGATGTAATTCTGAATGAGAATACGGTTTATCTACAATTTTATTAGGATATGTTGCACATAATATATTTTGAGATTCATATATATCAATATATTCTATAGGACATAATTTATTATTAAATACGCTAACTACTAAATCTCTCCATTGATATTCTTTTGATAATAATTTATTTTGAAAATATCCATTATATATTAATTTATTATTTTTGACTTTTAGTAATGGTCTAATTACTCGTCCGCCATCAGTAAATATTGAAATATGTTTATTTATATTATCCATATAAATTGAACTATGAATATGAATACTACCCATATTTCTGAAATATTTAAAATCTTTAATTATATTTTTATAATATTTGGAAAATCCTATCCATTCACCGTTTATAAATATTTTGACGAAATTATTTTTATTACTATTATAAATATTAAAATCTTCTAATTTAATAATATATTTTTGAATTAATTCTCTAATAGGTTGTGAGGATACTTTATTAGTAATTTCACACATCATTGATAAGTTTTTAACAATGCCTACACTTTGACCTTCGGGTGTTTCACTGGGACACATATATCCCCATGAAGTCGGATGTAACTTTCTAGGAGGGATTAATTTACCATTATCTGAATTAGGCGTTTGAACGCGTCTGATATGTGATAAAGTACTCAAATAACTTAATCTATTTAATACTTGAGATACACCTTGTTTATTTACATTCATTTTTAATCCCCAATTACCTGTCGCCATAGAACTTTTTAAGCTATTTTCAATATAATTAGATTTAATAATTTTATGAATATTTATATCATTAATAATTTCATTATAATTTTTATTTATATTCCATATTCCTGAATTAATTTCTTTAGTGATAAAATTTTTAATATCTTTTGTAATTTTATTAAAACATTGATGAGTTAGAGAACCTAATAATGGACCAATGCAATCAATTCTTTTATTTTTATATGAATCGCGATCATCAAATGGTATTACTCTCAAATAGCATTTTAATAATTTATTCACCATATGTCCTGTAAAGAACAATTTACTTAAATCATTAGGCAGATGTGTTAGATAATCTTTTAATACATGTTCTTTCACATATTTAATTTTCTTTTCATCACTCACATTATATGTACTATTATTAATATATTTACTAATATATTCAATTGCTTCGAACTCAGTTTCGATAGAACTGCCTTCTTCAATAGATAAATGTAATATTTTAATAATTTGTGTATCTAATTTAGAACCATCATTATCAATTATATAATTAATAATTTCTTTATCATTTAAACTACCTAATGCTTTGAATAATATAAATAATGGAATTTCTTGTTTCAAATGTGGTAGTGATACTCTCAAATGATTTTCATAAATATTTTGTTTTTTGGTAATTTTTATAGTTGAAATTCGGGGCATATAATAATCATTTTCTTTCACAGTAGTAATTTCACAAACATAAGAATATTTACATGATGGTTTATTATTTTCAAATACTTGAGGTATATTATAAACTTTCCTTTCTTGTGAAATAATAACTTTTTCATTACCATTTATAATAGAATATCCTCCGTAATCATATTCGCATTCATCATTATATAAAGTATCATTCAATGTACAATATTTAGATCTTAATAATATAGGAATACTACCAATGAGAATATTTTTAATAATCTTTTTTTCTAATTCAATTTCTACACCATTATCATTAATGTAAATAGTTGATTCAAAATCTACAATAATTGAAGCCAAATAACTATAATTCCTTAATCGTGATTCATTTGGTGTCATTAAATTAGAATACCCATTATTTTCGGTTGTAAATGGTTTGCCAATATTCACATTATTAACATTTACTACAATTCTTTTAATATTTTCTGAATCAAAATTCATATTTATAGGAAAATAATTAGAAATTATATTAGGTAAAATTTTATCAATGAACTCGTCGTATGATTTTAATTGATGATTTACTAATATATTCTTTTGGTTGAAATAACATTTAATAATCTCATCAATATTTAAGTCCATATTGATATTTATTTCTAACCTAAATTTAAATTCAAATTTATTTATTTGTAAATATATCTTTATATATTTAAAAACATATCATTATAAATATACAAAAAATGTTAGAATATATATTTAATGGAACGAATTATAGTAGAATATTATTTAATGGTACGAATTTTTGTAGGGTATTATTATATACCCCCTTAATTTTAATGGGGTCTATATTCGGGTCAATCATATATGATTATGTAACATATGAAGAAGAAGAAGAAGATGAAGATGAAGTTAAAAAAAACGATTAAATTAAAGATTTTATTTTGTCGCTGAACTTGATAGTTTCAAATATCTCTGTTGCATGAGGTAATTCATTATATTCAATTAATATTTCTTCAGATAATTCTTTAAATATATCATGATATTCACAAAATGTATATGTATTTAATAAATTATGTTTAATTTTATTAGTTGGTCCCACGGTTATATTATATTTCTGAATATACTTATCTATCAAACACATTAATAATAATATATTTAATATTTTATATCGATTTATAATAATATTATTATTATTAGATATATCTAATACATGTTTTAATAATATATCTGGTTTAACTATATTACGATCAAAATCTAAATTGATTTTTATATTATCTAAATTAAATAAAAATTTTAGAAATAAATCATATTGTTTTATTTTATCTAAATTATTCTTATCATAAGTTTGTAATAAATTACATACACTCAAAACATTTTCATATTCTTCTTTATTATTTTTAAAACAATATCCAAAATCATATATAATTATTTTATGGATATTTTTAATCTTATCATTTGATACTTTCCAATTACATTTATGTAAATCACCATGATTATTATTTAATATTACCATATTATTACGGACAAATAGATATAATAAATATATTAATTTACCTTTTTCATATTCACTTATCTCCATACTATCAATACATGTACCTTCAATATATTCCATTATGATTAAATCTTCACTTGATTTTATTAATTTGGGTATTATTATATATTCATTATTTTTATAATAATTATAAAAAGTCAATAAATTATTACATTCATTTATTAAATCCGTTTGTTTATTGAAATCTTCTACAAAATCTATTAAATTAAATGGAAAATAATTATAAAAAAATTTATTAAAATATTTAATTTTATAAATAATTTTTAATATATTTTTAAAAAGATATATTTGTTTTTCTATATTGGGATGTTTTACTTTCATAACATAATAATCACCAGTATTTAAATCTTGTAACTTATATACAAGTGCAATACTACCCGATCCTAATACTTCTATTATTTTATAGTTCTCATATAATTTTTTATAAAAATGTTTTTCATATATATATTCTGTGTATTTTATATCATGAATATAATTATTTTCATATACATCTGATAATTTATTTAACAGGACTGTGTCCAAATTTTCTTTTTCTAATAAAGGGATTATCCATTGACAACATTTAATACATATACATCCGCAATTATTTATATATTTTTTTAATAATTCATAATCTTTATTTATAATATTTTCTTTATTTTTTAAATAAAATGAAAATGCTATTAATTTAGATGAGTTAAATATAAAATTTATCATATATTATTTACATAATAAATAATTATTTAATAAACTTATATAATTCTGAATAATTTATTACGTTTCTTCTTTTAAATTTAGCTATTTGTTTTAATAAATATTTTTTATATTCAGGTAAAATATTATAATAATCACATATACTATATTGTTCTTTGTATACACCATTAAAATCAAAAATACTTTCTTTAAAATTATTCATATATATTAACATACTATTTTGATAAGTAATTATTGTATATAATATATTTATGTCTAATAATACATTATGTTTGAAAGAACATAATATAATATGTTTAGCAAATATATAAAACTTATCTATTTTTTCTGTGATGGCATAAAAATATTCTTTAATATAAATTTCCTCAACATTTTTAAAATATAATAAAAATGCTCCATATATTAAATCTTTATCATCATTATGGAAACCTAATAATAATCTATCTAAAGGATCTGTTAGATCATTATTTGATTCCCAACATAATCCAAAATCATATATTATTATTTTATTATCTTCAGTTATTTTCCAATTATAATTATGTAAATCACCATGATTAAATTTATTAATAAATAAATTATTATACATAAATATTGATATAATCATATTATATCTATAATGTTGTATATTTATCTTTATAGTTTCTATAGATCTACCTTCTATATAATCCATAATAATAATATTTTTAGAAAATTTGTATAATTCAGGAATTAAGAATAATTGATCATTTTTGTATAATCCACTAAATTTAAGAATATTATTGGCTTCATTTACTAAATCCAATTGTTGCCTAAATTGTTTTAAAAAATTATTTAAATCTGTTGGGACAATATTACTAAATTTAAAAATAGAAAATATTATTTTCAAATAAAATTTTATTTTATTAAAATTCTTAATGGCATCTGGATGAATAACCTTCATAGCATAAAATTCGTTAGTTTTAATATCTTGAATTTTATAAACTTGTGCAATACTCCCTGATCCTACTAATTCTATTATTTTATAATCATCATCTATATCATTATAAAAATCACTTTTATATAATTTTTTAGTATAATCTAATTCATGAATTGGGCAGTTTTCATATGTATTTTCAAATATATCTAATATTTTTTTATCAATATTTATTAATTTTAATATCGGTAATCCCCATTGTATTATTTTAATTGGTATCACACCACATGAATGGACATTTTTCAATAATATCTTCACTATTTTGTCATTATAAAAATTATATTTTATAAATAAAGATAATATTACACATTTACTTAAATTAAAGAATACCATTATTAATATATTAAGAATATGTTTAAATAATATAATTATAATATAAATTAAACAAATGAGTCATTTAGAAAGAACTATTAAAGACCTAGTTATTTTTTATATTAAAGAAAATTATAATAAATATTTAGAAGATAGTGATTTAACATCTATTGATATTAAAGATCTAAAAGCGAAAGTATCAGAACTATATTATCCGAATAAGACTGAATTAAAAGAATTTGTAAAAAAATGTATGAAAGAAATGACTAAAGATAGTCCTGAAGAATATCCAGGTGATTTAGTTATTAATAACATATTTTTTGACATTTATCAGGATGATGAATTAAATATTAATCGTATTTATAATGAAATTAAATTATTTCAAGAAAATAATAATAATACATAATATATATGAATATTGAAATTAAAAAACCAATGATAAAATCACCCAAATCTATTAATAAATTATCAAATTCTTTGAAATCTAAATTGAATAGTAAAACCGTACCAAAGAAAATGGTATCCAATGGTAATTCATCAATTGATACACAAACTAAATTTAAAAAAATAAAATTAACTCCAAAATCCAGTAATAAAAAACTTCAAAATCGACCGAGTAAATTATTTTTACCTATTGAATTAAGCATTGTTAAAACTGATGTAATAAATGATAATAAAAAAATTGTAAAACCAGAAGATTTAGTAAAACCTAATGCGGCACCTAAAACTAGTTCCAAACCTAATGTGAAAGTTAAAGACACAGTAATACCTAATGTGGAAGCTAAAATACCAGAAGGCACAAACAAACGTCGCAAATCATCAAAAAAATCTAATAAGATACGACTATCTAGACGTAAAAAATCTGCAAGGAACAAAGTAATATCTGTTGATTTAAATAATAATACTAGCAAAGAGAAAGATATAATAGATATTATAAATAAGTTTGAAAAAATGGATGTAAATGAAATTAAAACATTCCTAAAAAATAAAGGTATAAATACAAAAAATACAAATAAATCTAAATTAATGCCCTATCTATATTTACTTACGTGTGTTGATGGTGATATTAATATTATAAAATCTTAATAATTTATTGTTCTCTTTCAAAATTCTTATTTTTAGATTGGTCGCTATCAAAATCATTATTTTTAGATTGAATTCTGTATGTATATTGGTCATTATCAATTAGAAGTCTAGTACCATAAAGGCCACGAACATTCTTACATACAGTCTTACCTTCTTCATCCTCTTTTGGGGAAACTGTTAGAGAAACAATTTCACCAGGAATTACTTTCTTAAAACTAGAATCACATTGAATTTCAGAAAAATGTAAAAAATGTTCTGTATTAAAATGTTTAGATTCCGGGTTAATTATTTCAATGAATCCGTAACCTTTCTTATGATCAAAGAACTTAATTTTACCAACTTCAGTATTCTCGGTCATTTTTGTTATTAATATTATTTTATCTTTATATATGTTATTGTTTATTTCTATAACATTATTAATAATTTTAAATATTTATTACATTTTTAAATTATATTTAATAAATGATGATTCAGAATTAATACTATGCAAGAATATGGATGAACTCAAATTATCTTTATTTAAATCAAATCCTTCTTTAATAAATATCCCTAAACATAATATTGATTTGGATATTTTTAAAAATCTAAATCCAACTTATAAAAATATAGAATTATTTAATACGTCGAATCTTAAATCTAAAATAAATTTTAGTGAATTATTATTAAATAGTAATTTGTATTGTAATTTTAAATATTCCTTATCATATTTCAATGATAAAAAAGTTATAGATTTTAAAGAATGTAAAAATAATTATCATATTATAAGTAATATAGATAGTAAAGAATTTTATATATATTTATTACATCCAAAACATAAAAACTCTTCCGAAAAACTAGATTTATCTAATAAAGTTTTAATAAAACCACATGATATATTAATTATACCATTTGGTTGGAATTACCTACAAGAAATTAATGACAAAACTATTAATTATCATATAGATATTGATAACTATTTTACATTTATTCATAATTCAATTTTAAATAAAATATAATATATAATATAATGAAAACTCTTAAAAAAAAATCAAAAGGAAAATCAATCAAAAGATATGCCGATTGCAAACCGAAAAATATTGACTGTCAAAAAAAATTAGTATTAAAATTATTAAGAGATACTCCATTTCCTAAAAATACAAGCAGAAAGAATATAATGAGAACAGAACATAAACAAAATAAGGTCAGATATGAAGGATTTGTTTTAGGTAAAATTAATTTAATTCCTCATATGTGGAAAAAAAATTCCAAAGGCAAAGTTATAAAACAACAACAATCTAATAGAACTAAAGATCCTCGTTTCAAAAGACTATTTAAAGAATGTAAAAAATTAATGAAAATGCATGATCCCAAATTTGAATTTACAACTATTCAATACAATAAAAATATGCGCGCGGCCAGACACGTTGATGGTAGAAACGTAGGGACTTCTTATATTATTGGATTAGGTGATTATACGGGAGGAGAACTAATTGTTTATGATAATGATAAAAAACCTACAGGAGCAGTTAGAAATGATCTCAAAGGTAATTACTATGCATTCAATGGATCTAAATTTTTACATGAAGTTGCTCCATTCAAAGGTGAAAGATATACTATTGTATTCTTTAAGATTTAAAAAAATACTATTTATATATAATTAAATGACATATACTAAATATTGGATACCATTCCCTTTCATTGATATATATTTTATTGTATGGAAACCTAATGCTTTATCTAAAATACATAATCATAGTAAAAATGGTTGTTGGATGTTTATTATAAAAGGTATCGTAAAAGAAGAAATATATACAAAAGAATTAAATTTAATAACTACTAATTATCATGGCACATTTGAAACCTCATATCTGAATGATGATATTGGTTATCATAGAATAAAAAATAGTAATCAATATTCATATTCATTACATTTTTATCATCCTAGAAATCATAAAACAATTTATTTTAATTAATATTGACATGATACTTATTTGGAATATTATCTATTCCTAAATACTTATTAATAGTACTATTTTTCCTATATCTTGGGGCTGGTGGTGGAGATTTATAATCTTCTTCATCTTTAATATATACCTCTAAATTTTTTTTTTTACTTTTATCTAATTCTAAATATAGAAAATAACTATGTTTCCCTAGGAACTTTGTTGAAAATTTACCTTGATCTCTCATTTTAATGAATTGATTCTGAGTTGAGAGCGTATCCATTTTATTTATTTTATATATTAAATTAATTTTAAATCAAATTTATCTACGAGACTTTTTAGATTTAAAAATACTATTTAATATATGATAAAATTTATATTATTTATATCAATTATAACATTAATATTTATAATATATACAGAATATTCTGTCGGAGGAATATTAATTAGATCAAATTCATTAGGTAAAAATGTATTTAATTTTAAAAGTTTATTTCATTTTATGATACATCCATTATATAATAAATTTCTATGGAATTTTAGGACATTAGATATAAATTATCCATTTATAATATTAATTTCAATATTCATAAATAAATTTGATTTTATAATTAATATTTTCCATAACCATGGATATTTTCAGAGACGCACTTTATGAACAAAATAATAAATTATTGAAACAAGTATCTGAGGATTTTTATCCTAAAATGATTGATGAACAAAATGGATTTATTTATAAATATAATAAAAAAAACTTTACATATATGTCACCTGTTAAAAAAGATATTACAAATATGAATACTAAAAGATTACAAAAAATACTAAAATAAAAAATGAATGCGTTAAATATTCATAAAATTTATATTTTGATATAATGGGTGGTGCACACAACCCTTATATTTATATTTAAAAATTGTGTGAATATGTAAATATATAATTATAACATGAAAAAAACAATATATGTAATCATGATTCAACCATTAATATCATTATTGTAGAATAAATAAGATCATTAAAATGTTTTTTTATATGAGTTATAATATTAAAGTATTTCAAAAGTTTTTTTAAAAAAGGTAATGGACCTAAAATATTGGCAATCATGTCCGAGTGGTTAAGGAGATAGACTTGAAATCTATTGGGCTTTGCCCGCGCAGGTTCGAACCCTGCTGATTGCGAAAATATATATCATTAATTATTTTTTTATAATAATTAATCTTCCTTGATTGAAACCCTTATTATTAATTATAAGTAATTCCTTTGATTTTAGATCATAAACATTTAATAATAGTTGTTTTTTATTAGGTAAAACAATATCTAATATTGAATTCTTAAATAATTCATGTAATTTGGGTTTATAAATCATAATCAAATCATCATTATTCCTTACATAATCTCCATTTCCTAATGTTTTTAATTTAATAATAAATGAATATTTATTGTATAAATATATTTTTTTATTATAATCTCTCAAATATAAATAATATATTCCATATTTAGAAACAATTATTATTCTTTTTAAAGTATTATTATATGCATCTTCTAATTTGATGTTCAATTCTATAATAAAATCTTCATCCAATTTAGTTATGTCAATATATCTTGCCGATTCAACTATTTTTTTTTTATCTTTATTATTTTTATCATAATTAAATATATAATCTTTCATAGAATTTAATCTTTGTTTAACTTGGGCGGGTAATGTATTATACAATGCAGTTGCTAATTTAACATTTTCATTTTTAAGAAGTTCATCATAATATGAATTTATTTCTTGAAATTCCTCATCAGTGAAATCATAACCTTTTAGGAATGAAAATCTTTTATAATTATTATATAAAATACGTTTATTATCATCTGATAAAACTTCATATGCTTCTTGAATCAACTTAAATTTATTTGAACATCCACCTTTATCTGGATGATATTTCAAACACATTTTATGATATTGTTTTTTTAAAATATTCATATCAAAATTATTTTCATCTATTTCTAATAATTCATATAGGTTCATCTAATTTATTTTTATTAATTACTTTTTAAATTAATTTATTATTTTTATAAATGGTATTATATAATAATTATGACAACTGTACAAAAAAAATCACATACTCCACCCCTTGATCACGAAAGGATGTATAAAACTCTGGCGCGGTTAGAACGTTCTTTCGACAGCATAATCGAATCAGACTGCTTCGGTATGATACCCAGTCCTAATACGCTTGCTCTCCATAACCAACTTAAGGACGGGATTACAGCAGCGAAAGAGATAATACACAAAGACTCGTCGCACGGATCTAAAAAGAATTCTAGAAAGAAATCTAAAAAGAGATTTAAATCTAAAGTACGAACAAAAGGTGGTAATACATATAATTGGAAAGTGGGTGATTGTGTAAGGCCAATAGGGATGCCGACATATTATACAATAAGTAGAAATTATGATAGAGATAATTGGATAATGAGTGCTCCGAGTGGTGGTGGTCATGTTATTACTGATATAATACCAAAAGGAGTAGAGAATTCAGGCACATGGGAAAAAGTAGACTGTACCGGATCAAAAAAAAAGAAACCAAAAAGTAAATCTAAAATGAAATCGAAAAGGAAACCAAAAAGGAAATCAAAATCAAGAAGACGTCGTTAATATCTGATAAACTTCAATTAATAATCCTTCTAAATATAATAAATCTTTGAATGAATTATTTAATAATATATTATTTTCACTAAATATTTTGACTAATTTAATTTTTCTATCATTTGACATATTTAAACCTAATAAATATTCTAAAAATCTTCTGTAAAATGTATTTATATCTATTAATGATCTGGATAAATATATTAATTGTTTCATATCCGTTACCTTTTTCGTCAAATCCTTCCCTGAATTTATAATATTAATGTATTTTATAAATATTTCATCATAAATATCATCATTTATTATCCCCTTTTTAAGATATGATAAAATATTTATAAAATTATAATTTATATCTGAATGTTTTTTTAAAATATTGAATAAAATATCATCTGAAATAACATAATAATTATTATTTATTAAATTTTTAAAATATATATATTTATCTGTTAAATTAAAATCGGAAATTCTAAAATTTATAAATCTACTTAATAATGGTTCATTAATTTTATTTAGTTTACTAGTTATTATAATAATCTTTGTTGTATTTAATGATTTTTCAAATATAACTCTTAATCTGTTTTGATTTAAATTGGATAAGCTATCAAAATTATCTAATAAAATATAATTATATTTATAATTATTAAAATGGTTGTGTGATTTAACAATATCTTTAATAAAATTTATAAATTTTATATCATTATTTACTAATTTCAAATCAAAATAATAATGTGAATTACTACGTTCATATGTGATATTTTCTGTTAAGTTTTCTTTATTTGTATATTTATTAATATTAAATAAATCATTCATAACTGTTTTAATTAATAGTGTTTTGCCTGAACTATTTACACCATGTATTAATATATTGGGATGATTATTATTAGATATAATATTATATAATTTATATGCTATTTTATAATTTATTAAAGATAAAAAATCTTTATTATATTTAAAATCTTTGAAAAGATTATTCATAATAGAGTATTTAAATATATAAAATTAATTCTAAATATATCAATATTTTATGGAAGATTCCGATTTATACCATTTAATAGTTAATCCATATAAAGTTAATAGAGATAAAAAGAAAATTAATAAAATATGCACAACAGATGATAAATTATTATGTTTATTAAAAGATAAATATCCTAAATTTGAATTTGAAGGTGAGGATTATAATATAATTATAAATAAGTTGGACATATTAATTTTTGATTTGTCTATTAAAAAATTAATAGATAATTTAGTTTATGATGTTGTAGAAGGAGCTGTAGATGACTTAATTAATGTATAAAAATTTGAAATTATAATATAAATATATTTAATATGGCTGATGATACCTTTTATATTTCTTTAAAAAATTCATTAAAGCGGAAATTGATAATTAATTTAATAAAAGATGAGGATTTCAAAAATTTAAATATAGAAGATTTAATAAAGAGGGTAGTAGAAGATAAATTAAATGACGAAATAGATTTTAATTTAGAAAAACTAGAAAAATTCGAAAATAAAGAATACATAGTTAAAAAGAAAAGTAATCGCGAACGACTAAATAAAACAATTGAATTAAATCAAGATAATCCTAAACGAATAGATAGTAAAGCATATAATAGATATGAAAACTATAAATCAGCGACAAACTATATAGAATTTTTAGAATCAGGAGGAAATAATCAAGATTATAATTATGATTTAGAATATGGAAATTTAAAAGAAATGGATTAATTTATATACTTTTATATTTATTTTTCTTCTCCACCATCATCATCTTCATCATCATAATCATCTTCAATTTCATATTCTATATTTTGTTCAGATAAATTATTTAATAAATAATTGAATACTGGTTTATTTTGAATAGTTTCATCTGTTATTAAACGAGGAGCAATAGACATAGTTTCTAATTCTTGTAAAAATAATTTAGAAGAATATGGAATTTCAATATTACATATATCTTTTTCATCATTTTTATCATATGACATTAAACCAGTTTTTTGATTTACTTGAACTTTATATGTTTTACCTTCAAAATATCCGTCCGAGCGCTTGGAAACAGACTCTTGTAAAAATTCAGCTACGCCATGACCAATAATAGCGTCTCTTTCCATCTCACCTATTCTAAAGCCGCCCTCATTAGATCGTCCGCCTGCCGGTTGTCT